TTGGTATACTATATACGTCAATTTATTTGCAGACTGGAATAGAGATGGTGTATACGAGTTTGTTTCATGGTTTATGATTGAAGATATTATACTGGAGGAACCATGATTAATGACACTAACAGACATATTGACAATGATGGGAGTTATAATTGCAGCATTATCCATAATACTTTTGTGTGTTATCATTATATCAGCAACGAGGAGAATAACGTCAAAATTACAATTATCATTACCGAAGAAGGTAATACAGAAGAAGGAAATAAAAAAGAAAAGGAGGACTGAAAATATGAGTAAACAAGCAAGTGAAGGAGTGACATTCAATGACATCTTTATGTTTATGATAGCTGTACCTTTAGTTTTACTATGGGTAGGTTTTGCAGGATTCGTTATACACAGCGGATTGCAAGACGAGTCTGTTCTTGACCAAATCGAAGGATATACAACTTTGATAGCTATATTAGGTGGGCCAGCCCTTCTAATTATCAAGGATGCACTCGACGTTTGGAAACAAGAACAAGCAGAAAAAACAGCATTCTACAAAGTAAAGGCACAAGCAGTTATAGATTATAACGATGCAGCCCAGAAACAGATGCAAATGATTGAATCTAAAGCACAAGAGCAAGAACATAAAATAGAAACTGGTACAACGTTACCAAAGAAGAAATAATTATGATTTGCCCTATTTGTGGGAAAAAAACAGTAGGTTACTTGTATGACGGCACTAGACGCTGTTATACTTGTAGACCTTTATACGAGGGATAATCTTTATATAGTCTCACGTTCTAATAGTATTGTGGCTCCTAACAGACCACGAACCCACAGGACTTTACGCAATATGCGTCTTATGGGGCCACACAAAGAAAAGGAGAAAAAAATATGTGTTGCAAAGAAAATTGTGAATGCGAATGCTGTGAATAGACGAAAGCTTTATATAGTGCTCTGACATTATATATTTGCAGGTGAATAACCTATGGCAAACGAAACATCAAATCAAACAGCAGAAAATAATGAAACAACTGAGGGTAACCTTACTGCCATTATTGATACTGTAGAAGAATCAGGCTTGCTAGATGCTATCATGGATGAACCATTACTTATGGCTCTCGTTGCATTAGTCTTAGGTCTAGGTGCATACGTAGCTTACACTGTACCAGCAGTCAAAGCTTTAGTATTCAAATACCTAAAAAACAACGAAGCAGAATTAATGGAAATTTTAGATAAGAATCTATCCAAAGCTCAAATGAAAGCCTATGAAAAACTAGATGAACAAGCTCAACTACACGTCAAAGACTCTTTAGTCAAGAACGTATTGATGACAGCTTGGGATGAAAAGGATGACGAACTAGCTGGTCTAGTCAAATCCAAAGTTAAGGCTGCTCTTGACGAACAAAAGTAATGGACGTTGAGGGATACGAAGAGCGTTTAAGAGAGAGAGTGGGTGAAGGAGAATATGAGCGACATAAAGAACTCGTACGACTTCTTGCCCGCAATCTCGCGCTTGAAGACTTGTTGTGGGAAGAAATTGTTGTATCTATTCGGGATGTTGACGCGAGAACAGAGCTCTTGCGACAAAGAAACTCGATTGTACGTGATATCCATACTGAGTTTCGCGCTCTTAATATAGAAGTACCAACTGTAGTGGAAAAGAATACTGAAGGGTTTTCGAAAATATTAGAAGGTTTGATGGATGAAGAAGATGGCGATAAAGAACGAGCAGAAACAACTAAACGCAGCGATTAGTGGTATAGCAGCTCATGATTCTTTACAACTAGAAAAGATTTTTGAAAAGTGTCGCACAGATAAAAAGAAGATGACCCTTCTAGTGCGTGCTTTTTCTGAATGTTATCTTATTGATAATAAAAGAAGACCTTTAAAATTAAGACCTATGCAAGAGGATATTGTTGTTGAATCTCTAACATATCCTGATGGTAACCCAGAAAAACATCGTAAAGTAGCAATATTGGCTCCACGTGGCTCAGGTAAATCCTACGCCCTTTCGGTAGCTACAGTAATCTATATGTTTTTTAAAAGATTTAGAGATTTAATATTTATCTTGGCTCCATCTGAGGACCAAGCTTCACTTATATTTAATTACTGTTATAGGCATTTCGCAGATAATGCTTTTTTAGATGGCTTAGTAGACCATTACAGGTTTCACAATAAGCCTAATATCACAATGAAGGGAGGAACGGTGCTTCGTAGAGCCCCTATTGCTCCTTCTAATCAAGGACAAGCAATACGAGGACAGCACCCAACCTTTTTAATAGTGGACGAGAGTCCATTAATAGATGACAAGTTATTTATAGATAATGTAGAACCATCAATCATATCTAACACAGCGCCATTTATTAACCTAGGGACTCCAAAATCAAAAGAAAATCATATGTATCGTTACTTATACGATGACGCTTATGCGGATAGTTTTACACGATTACATTATACATGGAGAGATGCAGTAAAGCGTGGAAGAGCATACGACCCACCATATACAGAGGACGATATGCTCACAAAGATGATGGAATGGGGGGAAGATTCAATATATTGGAGGACAGAATATGAGTGCGAGTTCGTCGAGTCGTCATCCAACATCTTCAATCCCGAACTATTACGAAGCACATTCACAAGAGGACTTGGATTTCACGAGCTCGGAACGGAAATTCCTAATTGTACTGTGGGTGTGGATATTGGCAAGTCCGTTAATTCAACTGTCATTAGTGTATTTACTTGTGAAAAGTCAGGTACACAAAATGTGGCAAGACTTATTTATTTGGAAGAAATCAGTCCTAAAACAGGTGGACATGATATTCCATACCAACGTCAGCGTATCATGGATATTGCTCGCGGTTTTGGTGCAAGTAGGCTTATTATTGATGCGACGGGTATGGGTGGCGCGATTGAACAAGATATAAGGGTGGCAAGTATAGAGAGTGGTATACATTTTATACCGTTCATTTTTACAGGTGGAGCGAAAGGTAGTAAAACACAAGTATATAGAGATATGGTGTCTTATTTGCAAAAACAACAAGTAATTGTGCCAGACCCAAAAGATTTACCTGCAAATCATGCAAAATTAGTCAATAAATGGTACAGAGAACATGTAGATTTAGAATATGTTATGGATGCTGCTAATAAAACAGAGAAAATATCTGCTCCATCAGGAAAACATGATGATTATTGTGATAGTACAGCGATAGCGTTACATGGGGCATTGTCCATGCTACCTATGTCAGGTAATTTTTCTAGCGTTAGCGTACCTACAAAGAGGGCTTTAAATAATAATTCTACAAGTTGGACAGGAAAAGGTTTATATACATCCAGAAGACGTAATAATTTATTAAAAAAACATACTCCCGGAGGTATTTGAGCGAAAGCTTTATATACTGCTTCCGCATTATATGTATTGATAGCCATGCCTTTACGAGATTATTTGCCCTTTTTTGGGCGAAATAGGACATTCGCAACAGTAGGGTCTAACCCGACGTATAGTAAAGACAACCCTCGCAGCTATGGAGCAGGCGTTATTAAACGTATTAAACTTCAAAATAGTGGAAGGGGAGGTGGATACGGCGGTGGAGCAAATAAAGAACCACAAATTGGAGATTATAGGACATACATGAATGTGTATTTGTCTGACCCAATTATTAGGACTTTAATTGACTTGCCCTGTATATATGCAGCGAAAGACGGTTACGACATCGTAACTGATGATGAAGTAGAGCGCGAGGCTATCACTCGATTTTTTGATGAAATAAATTTTGACCAGTTAATATACTCTTGGTTACGTAATGGTAGAATTTTCGGTACATCTTATTTAGAATACACAGGAGATAATTTAATCTTACGTTCTTCACAGAATATGTTTGTACAAAGAGACGAAAACGGTCAGATAAAATATTATTATCAAGATGTAGGAGACGACAAAGAGAATGTTAGATTTGAGGAAGATGAAATTATTGAGTTTAAAAACAATGCTTTTGATGACTATGCTTACGGGCTTAGTGATATTCACCCAGTATTATACTTGGTTGACCTTAAAGATTTTGCCGAGAGGGATATTGGTGCTGCTCTTAACAAGTACGCCACTAGCAGGTTTGATATATCTGCTGGTTTACCCGACATGCCTTATGGTCCAGACAAAATTAACGAAATTGTTGATGCCTTTAATACATTAGAACCCGGTGAAGATATAATTCACGGTAATGATATAACAATTAAAGAATTACAAGGAACACAACGGGCTTTTGAGTATGGTAAATATACTGATGATATATTAAAGAAAATACATATAGCTTTGAAAGTCCCAGTGACTATGTTTGATAAACCAGAACAAGCACGTGCTATTTTCGAACCTTACGTTAAACATTTACAAAGTGCTATTGAAGCAGCGCTTAATTCACAACTCATGCCGCAACTAGAGTCCGGCGATGCTAGATTTTCATTCCGTCAAATAAATGTAAATGATTCATTTACAAAAGCTAAAACGGATATGATATATCTTTCTGAGGGTGTACTGTCACCCGGTGAAGTTAGGTTAGAACGAGGTTTAGACCCAGAAGGTATCGTTGAACAGCGACCTACAGCTGAAAATGCTAACATTTCTGGTGGAAAAAACCAAGATAAGTCTGAGGAATCAGAACGAGTAGAAAACAGAAACTTAACGGGAGACAGAGAACAATGAGCGACAAATACGCATATGAAAACTGTATTATAGATGTCGCACCTATACTAAAAAAGAGAGGTGTTGATAAATATAATGAGATGGCGGCAAACCTTTGCCGTATGAGAGTTGAGGAAGGTACCGTAAGAGAATTCGCAGTAACCAATGGTACACAGGAAGACTCGAAACGTACTTTTGCTCTAGCATTAGAACAACCTGTGAGCACAGGCGAAGAAACTATAGACTATCCAGTGATAGCTATAACATCAGGTGTCCATGACGCCGATGGTGACCAGAAAGTTTTTATAGAACCTTCTATATTGAAAGATAATTTAGAAGCTTTTAGTGAACTTCCAGTTTACTTTAATCACCAGCGAACCGATGAAGATTTAATTGGCACGGCTATCAACCCAGAGATAATTGAATTGGATGATGGTAAAACTGGTATTAAAATGTTGGCAAAAGTCCGAAAGGACGCTGCCAAAACAAATGAAGTGTTAGGAAAGTTGGAAAACGGCGATATGACACATGTAAGTATTGATTGGTTTTCAAAAGACATTGATGTTTTAGGAGAACCCTTTGCTACGAACATTCGTCCTATCGAGGTAAGTTTCATTGATAATGAAACAAGAACCCCCGTTTGTGAAGCATGTACAATTGAAGAAGGAAAGGAATGTGATGAACACCGTGAATTCGGTGATAAAGATTCTGATTGTGGCGGCTCTTGTGGCGGCGACGAAAAAGAATTATGTGCCTGTGATACACACGGGAACAACCGCGAGGTAACAAATATGGCTGAAGAAGAAAAAACAGTATCTGAAGCTGAGTCAATCACAGAGCGTGAATTCGCATCTATGAAAAACCAGTTAGAAGAAATGACTTCATCTTTTGAAGAATTGAATACCAAGCACGAGGAAGCCCTTGCAATTGTGAAGAAATTCGAAGATGCAGAAGCTGAGAGAGTCGAAGAAGAACTCAAAGCAAAAAAATCATCTTTAATTACTACAATTATAGACAAGGAAGCAGTTCTTGGAAAACTCGAAGAGGACAACAAGGATGCTCGTGTAGAGGAACTCTCTTCATGGGATGACGTAAAGCTAGAAGGATTTAGCATCGCAATGGAAGGCATGACTGTACCAGAAGAAGAAGAACGTACTTTTGGAAAAGGAAAGTCCCACGATGCTGAAGAAAAGCCTGTAGAGGCTGAAGACGAGACCCCACGCATGTTTGCGATGGAAAACGGTAGAATAATTTTTACCGGGTACAAAAACTAAGGAAAAATAAAATATGGCAACAGAAATATTAGTAAATGATGGTGGAGCACCAGCACGTATTTTACCATTTACCGCAGGGGAAGCTATCGCAGCTGGAGAACCAGTTATGATGCACACCGACGGTAAAGTGATAGATACACTAGCTCAATACGCAATGCTAGGAATAGCATTCAACGCAGCAACAGCAGATGGCGACCCTATTAGTGTTATAACCGGAACTGGAAGTATTGTTAGAGCAAACTGCGCTAACGGAACTGCAGTCGGGGATTACCTGAAGGTCGGAGCTGCTAAATTAACACACGTTAATAACGCAACAAGCGCAGAAGCTTTAACACACGTAGCAATAGCTTTAGAAGCTAACGCTAGTGGTGGAGATGCGTTAACAAAGGTGTTGTTACTTTAAGGAGATAAAATATGGTTACAAAGAAAGAAGGAATTCTAACGTCTGCAGCAGGTGGCGACGGTACAACTAGTACAGCAGCACAGCGCACAATCGTAGATTTCAAAGAAGCAATCATGGATTACAGAGTCACAGATATGCCTGTGCTCGACATGTTTGCACAAAGATATACCACAGAAACTGGTGGAGATATTGATATAACCGTAGCTAAGCAAAGCATGGTTATGGAAGAGATAGAAGAAGGAACAACTCCTGCTTACCAAAGCACTGACCTCAGAAATGAGCGTGTAAGTGTTAAAGAATTCGGTATTGCAGTAGGTGTTACCCGTAGAATGATTGAAGATTCAAGGTTCTCTGAAGTAGAGATGGCATTGAACGAAGCACGAAGAGCAGTTGACAGGCATATTACCGGTCACGCAATTCACGCTTTATTCGGTATTACTTCCTCTGTTTACGGAACAACTGATATCGTAGCAACAACAACCGAAGCTAACGCAGAACTTTTCGCTAACTTCGACCACGGTGCTTTCTATGGAAAAACTATTTCAGGTGGTTCAAGGATTACCGATTATGGTTTGTACGACGCAACAGCTTTCCAAGCAATGGGACCAAATACAGGTTCACACTACTTCGAGTCAGCAGATTCAGTTAACGGTTCAGGAGTTGCAAATTTCGCTCTAAACGATTTGACTGAAGCTATTGAATTGATTGGTGCAAAAGGTGGAAACGCAGATACTATCGTTGTATCCCCATCTCACTACAAGTTACTATTAGACTTGGCAGACTTCACAACTCCGTTTGATGCAGCTATGGGTGGTGTAAAAGCTCAAAGTACTGCAGCTCACGAAGGTCACAATAGTCACGTTTTGTCTAGTGCAGCTAGCACAGGTCTTGTAGGAAATCTATACGGTTTGAACGTTTACGTTAACGCATATGTACCAAATACCCGATTCGGTATATTTGATATGTCTGTCAAACCTATGGCTTACGTAGAAAGAAGAGGATTAACTGTAGAAGAAGCTAACCCCGGATTCGGAATTGTTGGTTCATACATGTCTATGAGATACGGTATGAAAATCATCAGACCAGATTCAGGTGTTATTGTAATATCCGCTTAAACTTAGAATAATTATAGTCGATAATTATTCAAAAGGTTCGGGGGAAACCTCAATTCCCCCAACTACCCCACAATTTTACCCAAACCTTTATATACTCACATGCGTTATAAGT